AAGGGGGTTTTTTATTGCTATTGTATATACATAGACACAAGACAACAAATGCCTTTCACAACTGCAATCCCTGTGACCACACCTGATATAGTCACATACTTAACAACAAACTTCGGCAATGAAGTATCTGTCAAAGAACTACTATCTGCTGCTGATGAGTTTCGTTGTTCACTAGCAACAATCAAGAAACGTCTTAAGACTTATAAGGTTGCCATTGGTAAGTGGAACCTATCTGTTAAAGAACTAGAGCAAACATTCAAAGCACCTGCTGCTACACCTGCTGTTCAGCAAGTACAATCTGTTCCTCGTTCAGAGCAAATACTTGTTCCAGACATTGACCCTAACTATGTTCCTTTTGGTAACTTCACTGCTGTCAAAAAGATTATCAGTTCAAACGTTTTCTATCCTACATTCATCTCTGGTTTATCTGGTAATGGTAAGACATTCGGTGTAGAACAAGCGTGTGCTCAACTTAAGAAAGACTTTGTAAGAGTCAACATCACAGTTGAGACAGATGAAGATGATCTTATTGGTGGTTTCCGTTTAGTCAATGGAGATACTGTATGGCACAATGGTCCAGTTATCGAAGCACTTGAGAGAGGTGCTGTCCTTCTCCTTGATGAGATTGACCTAGCATCAAACAAAATTCTTTGCTTACAATCTGTACTAGAAGGTAAAGGTGTATTCCTTAAGAAACTAGGTAGGTATGTAAAACCTGCTAATGGATTCAATGTATTTGCAACTGCTAATACTAAAGGTAAAGGTTCTGACGATGGTAGATTCATCGGCACCAATGTTCTTAACGAAGCATTCCTTGAGAGATTTGCTATCACACTAGAGCAAGAGTATCCAACAGTTACTGTTGAGAATAAGATTCTTACTAAGATCGCTACTGATCTAAAGATCAATGACAAAGACTTTGTATCTCGTCTATGTGATTGGGCACAGGTCATCCGTAAGACATTCAACGATGGCGGTATTGATGAAGTGATCTCTACTCGTAGACTTGTACACATTATGCGTGCATACTCAATCTTCAATAAGAAAGAAGATGCAATCAAGTACAGCATCAATAGATTCGATGATGAGACTAAGCAAGCATTCTTAGAACTCTATGATAAGATAGATGTTGACTTCCAAAAGGAAGACTGATATACTAAGGGGGTATAAACCCCCTTTTATAATGTTCAAGTATGAAGAGGACAAACTCCTCAAAGAAATTTACAAGTACATTGAAAAGACCTATGAAGGTCACTACTCAAATGGACAAGTACAAACTCTTGACATTATAGAATCGGTTGGTGATGCTGAAGCATTCTGTAGAAGTAATATTCTAAAGTATGCTTCTCGTTACGACCGCAAGGGAACAGCAAGGAAGGACATTGTTAAAATCGTTCACTATGCTATACTCTTATTACACTTCTCTGATAAGTCCGACAACAATGACCCAAGTTAAATTAACTAAATCCACATTCAACACACTTAAAAATTTTGCGACGATCAACAAATCTATTGTTATCAATCCTGGTTCTAAAATCCGTACGATCAGTGTTAACAAAAACATATTTGCTTCTGCTGAAGTCGAAGAAGTCTTTCCTACACAAGTCCCCATTTATGACCTCGGTGTATTTCTCTCTGGTCTCTCGATGTTTGAGAACCCTATCTTTGATTTCAGTTCAGACAGTAAGGTTATCATCAAAGATGAATCGGGTGCGGAATCAAACTTCTTCTACAGCGACCCAGAACTCGTAGTACAACCTCCTAAAGATGGAGTTAAACTACCTGACACTAAGACAGTTAAGTTTACTCTTAAACCTAATGTGTTAGATAATCTTCTACGTGCAGCATCAGTTTATGCAGTTCAAGATTTATGTTTATATTCCAAGAATGGTTCTCTTGTATTAACTGTATGTGATAAAAAGAATGAGACATCTAACAGTTATGAAGTGCCAGTAGGAACAACAACTGAAGATGATCTTTGCTATTGTTTTAAAGTAGAGAATCTTAGGTTGCAACCCGAAGAATATAATGTTACAATCTATGATAATAGATGTGCTCTATTTGATGCAGTGAATCGTGATCTGCAATACTTTATCGCTCTTGAACCACAATGAAACTTAAGAAACACGACACTCCAAAACCAACAGAGAATCCAGAACAACTGTTGGCAAGATTTGAGAAACGTATCCAACAACTCAATGCTAGAAAAGATGAGTTGCAAGGGTGGTATGATGAGTATGTAAAACTCGAACAAGATCTTACTAGACTTCAAGGATCAGTTGATGCAGTTACTTACATAGCAACTGGTAAACTTCCTGGAGACGGAAACCACGGTGGTATGAGAGACCACAAACCTGTAAAGCACGGTAAACTAGACGCACTCGACTAGATGAAAGAATTTGATTATGGACTCGATTACAAGAGACTTGATTTTACAGACGAGGAAACTCGTAACCTTTATCGTATTGGAAGAGGAGAACAGGGAGTCCTTTTGGTTCGCCCTTATACTAATGATATATGTGCTCATTGGAGATTCAAAACTCCAGACGAAGCAGTAACATCATCCAATAAAATTTACTCGATGTATCTCGGTTACAGAGATGAAGAGGATTTTATTGGTATGGATATGTGTCGAAAATTCTTGGAGATGGGTTTTACCAGATCAAGACGTTATGCTAATCATAACACAGGCAAGAAATATGATGATGAAGGCAATGTAAGACCCCAAGAACCAGATCATATGACAAGTAGGTATGCTAAGTCGGCACAAATATTTAAAAAGATTAGAGATATTGTTGCGAAATGCGACACCTATGTTAGGATGAGAAAAGAATGGAGATCTAACGAATGAATATTTTTGTCACAAATGCTGACCCTGTAAAGTCAGCACAGGTATTACCTGACAAACACATTGTCAAAATGCCACTAGAAACTTGTCAAATGCTTTCTATTGTTGCATCAGAAAAGTGGGGTCACGGTTTTGGTGTTTTACCTAAGTTAGATGGTGCTCCATACAAAACAGACAAAGGTGCATTTCGTAATCACCCTTGTACAGTATGGGCACAGACATACTTCCGTTGGTTGATAGAACACGGACTTGCCTTATGTGCAGAGTACACTCATCGTTATGGTAAGACACACAGTTGTCAATATACTATCGAGTGTGCTGATATTATTTTTCCTGATAGTCCTGCACCTACAAATTTTGTAAGGGCAATGTATGACGAGTTCAAGTACGATAATACTATCGACACTTTTACAGCATACAAAAGATATATTGCATCTAAACCTTGGGTGTGCGATAATTATCTTCGTAGACCAGAACGCAAACCTTCTTGGATTTCATAATGAGTAACTTTTTGTGGGTTGAAAAATACAGACCCAAAACTATTGATGAGTGTATTCTTCCAGAGAATATAAAAGATGTTTTAAATAAGTTTGTAGAAAAAGGAGAACTACCTAATCTATTATTATCAGGTCCTCCTGGGATTGGAAAGACCACTGTTGCAAAAGCAATGTGTGAACAGATTGGTGCAGACTATTATGTAATCAATGGATCTGATGAAGGTAGATTCTTAGACACTGTTAGAAACAATGCAAAGAATTTTGCATCTACTATGTCTCTAGCATCATCTGCAAGTCATAAGGTAATTATTATTGATGAAGCAGACAATACTACTCACGATGTTCAACTTTTACTTAGAGCATCTATAGAAGAGTTTAGTAGTAACTGTAGATTTATTTTTACTTGTAACTATAAGAATAAAATTATTGAACCATTACATTCAAGATGTAGTGTAATTGATTTTTCAGTTACAGGAAAAGAGAAAGCAACTATTGCAGCAGAATTTTTTACTAGCATAAAAACTATACTAGATAAAGAGCACGTAGGTTATGAACCTAAAGTTGTTGCTGCTCTAGTACAGAAATATTTTCCTGACTTTAGAAGAACCTTAAATGAATTGCAAAGGTATTCTTCTATTGGAAAAATTGATACAGGTGTTCTTGCTGTTCAACAAGCAACCAATCTAAATGATTTAGTAACTCATCTAAAAACAAAAGAGTTTACAAAAATGCGTAAGTGGGTTGTATCTAACTTAGACAATGATCCCAATTCTATTATGAGAACTATCTATGATTCTCTATATGATCATTTACAACCACAAAGTATTCCACAGGCAGTTCTAATCATTGCTGACTATCAATACAAAACTGCATTTGTTGCAGATCAAGAAATTAACCTAGTTGCTTTCCTAACCGAGATGATGATGCAATGTCAATACAAGTAGGATACGTTCCTAATCATATAGCAGACTTTATCTATGAGGTCTTGTGTAGAGATAATACCTTTCCGTGGTTCTACCAAGAAAAGACCTCATTTTATAATGGCACTGCTGAAGTATTACAACTAGATGGATACGAAGAGCATCCATATTTTGCACATACTATTGTCACTGACAATCAGATAAAGTCAAACGCATATGATATAGTATTCGATAAACTATGGAAGTATATGGTAAAGAATGTTGATGGAGATTTTGGTGAGTTAATTCGTGTACGTGCAGCAAAGACTATGAAAAATAAAGTACCACCTACACAACCACACGTTGACGCACCGTTTGGACATTGGGTTATGATTTACTATGCTGACAATAGTGATGGTCCAACTACAATATATAAAGAAAGGTATGGTGAAAATCCAGAGAACGTCAGACCTAAACAATACATAGATCCTGAGAAAGGAAAGTATGTAATCTTTGATGGTCGTATGTATCACTCTGGTAATGCACCTAGAAAACATTCTTCAAGAACTATCTTGAATATCAATTATTATGGACACACACGAATTCTTTCCAGTTAAGTTTTATTCATTTGATAATAAAGATTTAGTAGAACCTACTTTACAGACCCTTATGGAATGTGAACGTGGGTTATTTAATATTCCTAATACTGTAGAGACTACTAAAGGGGATTTATTTGAGAGAGAAGAATTTAAGGATATACATAAATGGTTTGAACAATGTTTGAATGATATAAAAACTGAAGAACAATTACAGTTTGAAGGTAACTTCAAGGTCTGTATGTCTTGGGGAAATGTAAGTGGACCTGATAGCGGTGGTTGTCATCAAGCACACAGACATCCGTTTTCATACCTGTCTGGTATCTATTACCTCACAGAGGGGTCTCCTACGGTCTTCCAGGACCCTCTGACACCACGTACGATGAATCAGTTAGAAATTATTAGTGGAACATATGAGAATGCTGTAGCGATAGAACCAACTGTAGGTCAACTATTGATCTGGCCAAGTTGGATGATTCATTGGTCTGTACCACATCACGGTCCAGAACCACGTGCTGTTATTGCTTGGAATGCTCTACCTGATGGTGGTATTAACTTTGGTCCTTATGGGCAGAATATGGTAAACCTAAAAGTAAACTAATGATCTTAACTCCTTTCGGTCCTAAAATTTATCACGATAAAATAGATGAAGAGGTGAGACTAGATTTATTGAGATATGCTTTTGAAGCAGAACCATCTCAAGATGCGTCTGGTATATTAGCAGGACAACTAGAAGAACAGTATTACATCTATCCAAGTAAACGTGACTTAAATGAATTACGTAAGCATATTGGTACATATACTAATCAAAACTATATTGATATAGAACCTATCTGGGTAAATTTTCAACGTGCAGATGATTGGCAACCTATACATAATCACGCAGGTGAATTTAGTTTTGTAGTTTATGTAGATATTCCACCTGGAATGTATGATGAACCAGAGATAGCAGGTTCGATCGTGTTTAACTATGGAGAACAGTTACCACACTCAAGATGTCAGTTTGGTCCTATCAAACCACAGGTAGGTGATATTTTTATTTTTCCTGCTTGGTTAAAACATTGTGTGTATCCCTACAAATCTACTGGACAAAGAGTATCAGTTAGTGGTAATATAATAACAAGATTAAATTCGTAATGAAATCATTGAAGACTCCTCTGAGGTATCCTGGTGGAAAGTCTAGAGTAGCACCAATGCTCGTGGATAAAATGCCACGTATGACAGAGTACAGAGAACCTTTTCTTGGTGGTGGTTCTACTGCTATAGAATTTACAAAAAGATATAGAGATATACCTGTATGGGTAAATGACTTATATGTTCCTCTATATAATTTTTGGACAATATTACAGGAAGATCCTGATACTTTATCTGATGCCCTAATGGGATTGAAGATGAATCACGATACTCCTGATAAAGCAAGAGAACTATATCACGCAGCAAAGACTAGAGTTAATGACTCTGATATGTTTTTGTCTGCTGTTTACTTTTGGGTAATGAATAAATGTTCCTACTCAGGTCTAACAGAGAACTCATCATTTTCACCACAGGCATCAGTACAGAATTTTACTAAGAAAGGTATTAAGAACTTACCTTACTATGGAGAACTGATTCAAGATTGGAAGATAACTAACTTAGATTATAAAAAATGTTTTGGTGATGATGCTTTTCTTTTCTTAGATCCTCCATACGATATTAAAGATTTTTTATATGGTGGTAAAGGTGGAACAATGCACAAAGGTTTTGATCACAGACAGTTTGCATATCATTGTACAGAAACAACAAATGACTGGATGATTACTTATAACATCAACGAAAACATTGAAGAATTATTCAAGAAATATACAATAGAAAAATATTCTATTACGTATGGAATGCAACACAGAGAAGATAATACTAGAAAGAAAGAATTATTAATTACTAACTATAGTATAAAGTCACCATTAGAGGAGTTGTTCGTTGATTGAAGTTATTGATGATTTCTTTCCTAGAAGATTAGTACAGGAAGGATTTTACTATTTGGATTCTTATAATGATTGGGATCACCTAGCAGACTCTCCAGAAAATGCACACGCATATACTCTAGGCAAAGCATTTGAATATCCAAACTTTGAACCTGTAGCAGATAAATTTTTTAAGTTATTAGATATTGAAGCAAGAAAATGTTTGTATAATTGTTTCAGACATTCTGATTGCCCTAAAGCACACGTTGATTCAAATGTAGATCAAGGTGTAACATATCTAATTTATCTTAATCTTGACTGGAATATTAATATGGGTGGAGAGACCGTCTTTATAAAAGAAGATACTGCTGATATAATTAAATCAGTAGCACCTCATCCAGGTAGAATGATAAAGTTTCAATCTATCATTCCACATATGGCAAGACCTCCTGTGAGAGACGCATTTCCACGTAGATATAGTCTTGTCTTTCAAACACATCCTTGCGATGACATTCACCTAGGAGATTTATTATGAGCAAACGTGACGACTATCCTTTAAAGGATTATTTGAATAGTGTTAATCACACTAAAGAAAACTTATTAGAACGTGAAGGTGACTGGGCAAAGAACTATCCTCCATTCATTGTAAACAAATGTCTTAGTGGTTTTACAGATACAGTTCTGTACGCTAATGAAATGAATGCACACTTTCACTTAGATAAAGATCTACAATATTCCTTTTATCTAAATAGCCTTAGGAAGAAACGACGTTTCTCTCCTTGGGAAAGAAAAGAGAAGATAAAGGACTTTGAAATAGTAAAGAGTTACTTTAAATACTCTGATGAAAAAACCAAGGATGCGTTGAGGATTCTGACAAAGGATCAAATTGATTTGATTAAACTTAAAATGAATACAGGAGGCAAAAGATGACTGACGAGAATGTAGAAATCTCGTGGGATCCTGAGCAAATGGTAGAGGTGACTTTACGTCAACCTGATGATTTCCTCAAGGTAAGAGAGACACTAACAAGAATTGGAGTTGCTTCTCGTAAAGAGAAAAAACTATTTCAGTCTTGCCATATATTACATAAGAAAGGTAAGTATTATATTGTTCACTTCAAAGAACTATTTGCTTTAGATGGTAAGCATTCTAATCTAACAACTAATGATGTACAACGTAGGAATCGTATTACAAAACTGTTGTCTGATTGGGGTTTAGTTGTAATGGTAGATGAGAATAGAGTCGAAGATATTGCACCTTTAAATCAAATCAAGGTTATTTCTTTTAGAGATAAGAAGGAGTGGGTCTTAGAATCTAAATATAACATCGGTAAAAAGAAAGTAACGGAGGAATCTTAATTGTACGAGACAGATGAACTAGGAGAGGTAGTAAGGGATTTTGCTAAAAGGATTGAGTATGTGTGTGCAATGGAAATGTCAGGTAAGATAACACAAGAAGTCGCATACGAAAGAATAAGAACTGAATGGAAACATCTAAAGAAAACTAGAAAATTTTTGGTGTCTAAATAGGGTTAGTTACCCTAAATTGTAATGGCAGAAGTAAAAGAGAAACCTAAAGGTCCTATAGGTAAACTTAAAGAAGTTGCAGAAGATAAAGAAGAGCAACTGATGTACTTAGCGACATTGATAAGAGTGATCGTTCTCGTGTGGTCCGCAGGAATTTTAACTTTGAACTACGTTAAAATACCAGGTTATGATGCAGGAGAAAAGATCGATCCAACTTTCATAGCTTCGGTTTTCACAGGAACTTTGGCAACTTTTGGTGTCCAGACTGGGGGTAAGAAAAAGAAATCAGGTGATGGTAGTGGAGATGCAAACATATCTAAAAAAGATATGGAGTTTCTTATTGCCAAGGCATCAGAGACTGCTCCTGCACAGACTATAAGAATAGAGTCAGCACCTATAAAAATTACTCCTGATTCAAAATGAAATGGTTTAGTCTAGGTTTAGGTACGTTATTAGGTGTATCCCATATAGGGATGATTGGTATGATAGCATCTAGAAAAACATATCCTGTCATACATCCACCTGTTATAACTCCTTATACATCATACGTTGTATCCGCAGATAAAGATGGATACAAGATGAGTTACGTTGGAAATGATCCAAAGACAATGTATAAGACAACTAAACTTGATGAGAAAGGTGGTTTCCTAGGATTAGCAAATGAAAAAACAGAGATAGTAGAAGAATATACAATGGATGGAGATGTACATATACAAAAATCTCAAGCAAGTCAAGGTGCTTCTACTGTCACAGACAAGAACGTAGCGTGTATAGAAGCGGTTGGTGCTGCAAAAGGAACTGGAAGACTGGTTGGTACAAGCATTGGTGCTAGTGCTGCTCCTACTCTCAGTAGTATTCCCTTTGTGGGTTGGGTTGCAGCAGGTTGGGTAGCGATGTTTGGTGGCGATCAAGGTGCAGAGATTGGTGGTAATATGGCAGAAGACCTAAATAAAAATTGTTAGGATTAAATTATGTTTTCAGTATTAAACGTAGTAGAAGCGTGGAATGAAATCTCTTGGGCAGATGCAGTTCCTTTTACACTTGTTCTTATAGGTCTTTACTGGGTAAAGGTAAAGATAGATACATCACTTGGATCTATTAATAAGAAGCAAGCAAAACAATTAAAGAGAATCATTCGAGAAGCAATCGATGAATCTGAATTAGTAGATAAAATCAAATGATATTCTGGATTGGTTTTTTTGTTATGTTCTTCAACGAAGGATTCGTGATGATGCGTCACGTGTCACCGTGGTTTGCAAAACAAAGAGAAAGAGTCATTAACAAATTAGGAAGCAATGTGTGGTATCGTCTTCACGGTACGTTAGATTACACTTGGATTGGACTTGTAACACTTGGTCTAATAGTAAACTCTAACAGACTACTACACATATCATTACTAGCAATTTTTTGGATTGGTTCTTTCGTAGTATTTTATTTACCGAGATGGAAAAGAAAAAGACGTTACTTAAATTTGAAAAACAATTTGGGAAAGGAGTAGATCCTTGGTATGCCAAGATGGAAAGATGGGCAAAGAAACAAAGGTTTCCTATCAATCATCTTTTACTAGGTCTTGTAGCATATCTTAAAGAAGAATGGATAGAGCAGAAGATAGAGAACACAATGGAAGACGTGGATAGACAGGCAGAAAAAATTAAAGAAGATTGGGATGCTCAAGAACGTGAACAGTTTGGAGTGATAAATAGTTCACCTTCAGAAGTGAAGGGTTTAAACAATTTTGAAATTAATTACAATGCAAAAGATCATTAATGGAATCGCTATTGCAAGTGGTGTTATCTCTCTCACCGTTGTTGGTACTGTTGGGTATGTATTCATACGCAAGGATGCGATTATCGAAGACATCAAAGGTAAAGTGATGGAATCAGTTATGCCTTCTGTAGGTGGTGCAATCCAAAATTCATTACCTGATATAACTGGACCTGTATTACCTACTGGACCTAACTTAGGACTGTAATGGAAGAAGTTCCAAATATTATTATTTCGGATCTCTACATACCAAACACCAATAATGTAAATGTACCACCGTGGGTTGGAAAACCCGCGTGGTCTTTTGGTCCTAGCGTTCCTGTAACAGTTGACATTGGAACTCCTATTGTCAATATTCCAGGTTGCGTTAAAGCACACGAACTCAATAATCAAAAAAATAAAAATCTTACTGAGGATGATCCTGATAAAACCCTCACATATTGTGATGCAGGAGTACCTGCTTTTGAGACTATAGATTACAGAGAAGATGAATTAATCTTTCAACAGGAGACCGTGGTTCCAGATATAGCACCACCTCCAGAAATAGATACACCAGAAGTAACACCACCAAACATACCTCCTACAGAAAAAGAAATAGAATGTCCTGCACCTAATCAACCTAGAGTTGGTGATCTAACTCAGAATGGAGAAGAGAGAGTTATAGGTCACGAGATAAAAGAAGGTCAATGTGTAGTATTATACGAGGACACTACAACAATCGAACAATTTTTACCATCTACAAATCAAGTATCTGTAACAGCATCGATAGCAGTTGTTGCTACAGCATCTGCTGCTGCAACACCATTATTATTGAGAATTATAAAACCTGCAATAAAAAAACTCACTACGACTATACAAAAGAAGTTCGGTAAAGAACCACCTAAGTTAAGTCGTAATGAGATACAGACTAATAAGTATCGTGAGAAGAAAGGATTACCTGCCTTCAAACGTCCTAAGAAGAAAAAGAAAAAATGATAAAGATATATTATTATCCATTTGAAGGTAATGCAGGTCCTGATGCACTTGATTCACCATTAAATGTTGATGGAGTTGGTATAGAACCAGAACGATTTTATAGTAATCAGAGTCCTTCTTTACCCTATCATAAATGTCCTGCTTGGGCACATAAGGCAAAGAGAGAGTTTACAGCATTCTCACCACGAGATGTTACTTTGAATATAGATTTCGATAACGAGACTATTGACTCACCCAATACTAACATACGTGAGTATCTCGAACCTATTCAGAATTGGCAGAAGACTGGTACATTCCAATTACACCTGATGAAGTTTTATATCTGGACAGACACACCAAATGTTTGGGTTGAACAAAAAGATTGTGGTCTTACTTCTTATCAAAACAATCTCACATTGGTTGGTGGATGGTGGAATCTATCTGATTGGAGTAGACTAGCAACGTTTGCATTTGACGTTGTTGATAAGAGTAAACCAGTAGTAATTAAACGTGGTGATCCACTGTTTAGGTTTGCATTTTATAAGGAGGATGATCTTACCAAGACATTTGATATGGTCAAGTCAACTCCTACACTTGAACAGATTAGGATGTTTGAAAAGAGAGTTAATCTTAAGAACCTCATACCACATCTGTCAGCACAGTTAATGTTTGGTGATCGTCCTAAATGTCCTTTTAAGGATTTGTTCCAATAGATACATCTTTTAATAATGAAGCATCTGTACTAGGTATTGTATGAGAGTGGTTTGGAAGAACTCCAGGTGGGTTCACTAGAACCACATCGGCACATACAGCATAGTATGGTGAGTTTTTATGGAACATTATTCCTGCCTTCATCAGTTCACCACAATTTTTCAATCTCGCGATCTCAAAGTCTAATCTTTTATTAGCAGTAAGTTGTTCTGAATATGCTATTTGACTTGCTGCTGCTTCTTTACATAATTTTTGTAGTGTCTTGTCTAATGGTTTAGACCACGTTGCACTAAAACCTATGGACAGTGAATGATTATCTTTCTGACCTGTTCTTACTGGAATTTCATATAACACTTGCCCTGGATTATCTGGTGCACCATCTCCTGTGGGATTTCCATTTGCATCTGTAGTACCAGTCAAGTCACGCATATCGTACACTTGATCAAACCACAGATCTTCGTAGGGACGTTGTATAGATGTACTCCCTGTAACATATGGTGTGAAGTTTAACGTTGGACCTTGACATTGTATGCCATTTCCATAAGTATTAGTTATATACGGACCCTGTAAAACCTGTATAGCTTGATTTGTGACACTTCCAGAACTGTTTGCTATTGGCGATGCTGTTGCTGACACACCACCAACTGTCTCTGCACGCATAGGTAGAGCGTTAGCAGTGAGAACTGTTGCTATTATTGTTGAAATATACTTTGCGTATCTGTGACCGAAGTTATGGTTGTTTCTCTTTGTATTACTGTATGATTTATTAGACCTGGGGCACGATACGTCTCCGTGAACTGGAACGCTGCTCCTGGAGTTGTTATCGTGTAATTTGGTTTGTTTGCGTGGTCTAAGTCTTGCCATTGCGAAGTCACTCCATTAATAGTATTAGATGAACCATTCCCTATAGCGGGTGATATGGTTGTTCCATCTTGTGATACATTTGTACCACTGACCGAATATTGCCAACCCGTCGCGTAATCCATAGAATTTATGGTCTCCGTCACGGTGGAAGTCGTTTCCGTGTGGCTAGTCATCGATCCCTGAGAAAAATTTGGCACCACAGGCACTGCTATGACTGGGTTTACGCCCATAGTCAACGTTGCAATGCCACATATGTACCATACACGTTTCATTATTATATAGTTACTTATTGGATGGTTAATTCAGTAGTAAATTGTCCTAGGGCACTTGTACCTGCTCCACCTGCTGTTACTGTAACTGTACCAGAAGAATCAATGGTACCTGCTAAAGTATCTTTTGTTCCTGCTGCTGTGGATGTCTGATCACCGAACGCTGATACAGCACCTGTGGTCAACGTTGTTGATATGGCATCACCTTGATTCCAAGATTGAGTAAAACTGAAACTTTCACCTGCTGTTGCCTGAACTGCACCGATAGAAGGTATTGCTCCGACCCCTGTGGAAGCAGTGATTGTCATAGCACCTATGGTGTTGTATGATGAACCACTTGAATCTGTACCAGTTGTTGTAACGTTGTTACCTGATACACTGTAAACGTTTGGAGTACGACTTACTTGAGTCGCTGCTGCATTCACATTTAACTGGATACTAGATTGAATCTTATGTGTTAAATCTGCCCTCGCTGATAGAGGTGCACCCAATATTCCCATAACAATAACGAAAGCGAGTTTCTTCATTGTCTTTAAATTTAGAGACTATACTGGCTCTATTTAGACAAATAAATGCTTTCGCGACACCCGTATATTTACTTATGGTTATCCCCCTAGTCATAGCAATACATATAGTGTTAAATAGTATTGTCGCCTTACAGGGACACTATTCACACTCGCTTAAAAAGGAGAACTATTATGGGTACGCTATCTAGGTACACAGCAAATGACCTTGACTTTCTAATGGATGCTATAGAGAAAACAAGCATCGGATTAGGACCAACTCTCAAGAGATTGGATGTCACAAACGGATCTAACAGATCCTATCCACCATATAACATCATCAAAAACTCAGAAGAAAACTGGGAGATTGAGATGGCACTTGCAGGATGGGATAAAGATGACATAGAAGTATCTACAGAACAAAACGTTCTAACTATTGCATCTAAAAAAACTAAAGAAGATGAAGAACCACGCACACACGTGCACCGTGGACTCGCATCTAGGGAATTTACTCAGACTTTTAACCTTGCTGATGATGTAGAGATTGGAGAAGTTCAATACAAGAACGGTCTGCTATCAATAAATTTGAACAAGATTGTACCAGAACATCAGAAGAGAAAAGTTTTTGATATATCCTAAATTAAAAACACTTGACAATCTTAATGTATTAAGATATACTATATAATTATACAAAGGGATCGAAAGATCGTGCCCCTGCGTAGATTCAAAAGACACCTTAGTCGAGGTAGTCTAACATCCGCAGGGTTTTTTCTTGCGAGATACTATAAAACAAAAATGATCAAAAAAACAATCGCAGCACTTGCTGCAACTCCTCTTCTATTCTCTGGTGCTGCGTTTGCAGGTCCTTACGTTAATGTAGAAGCAAGTGGTTCATATCCAGATGGAGCATATTCATCAGGAACTTGGGAATTCCAACTTGGATACGAAGGTACAACACCTAATGGTATTGACTGGTATGTATCAGGTGGTCCTACAGTTACTCATACAGAGACTGCTGACGAGTTCGGTGACACTGAACTAATCGGTTACATCGGTGGTGGTAAGACACTTACTGATAGTGTAGGAGTTTATGGTGAGTTATCCGCAGCAACTAATGTTGATGACGTAGACTGGGCAGGGAAAGCAGGACTTAAGTACACTTTCTAAACCTTTATACATAATACACAACTGAAGAGACCCACCCATCGGGTCTCTTTTTTATTCAACTAAATTTATGAACTACTATGTGAACTGCACACCTCGGCATATTAAAGAGAAGGAGAATGTCAATATGGACATCCCTACTCAAGATGTCGAGGATTTTCTTTATTATGTTCGTCTCTTAGCAGACGAAAGAAATATTTCATCACGTCGTGCCTTTGGCGAAATGGTCAAAGGTGTTTACCAATCACTTATGGAGAAAGAGTATGACCGTCAAGATCGTAAGAGTCGCCAACGGGGAAGATATAATCGCTGATGTTCAAGAAGCGTACCCAAATAAAGAAGTGTATGCTCCTATTGGATACTTTCTAACTAACCCATATCAGGTTATAATAGAAGCAACAGCGGAAATGCTTTTTGAAGAAGGCACTACTGATGAACCGCAGAAGATCAATGATCTAAATCTACAACTGTTTCCTTGGATACCTATGTCAGCAGACAAACGTTGTCTAGTACAGTTAAGTCAGGTTCAAACAATTTACAATCCACACCCAGAGGTAGAATCTAAATGGGTAAAACTATCAGAGGTAGACAATGGCACCAATCAAACTGGTGATACTCAGAAATCTTAATTACTTGATTGGAGAGGTCACAGAATTAGATGAAGAACCATCTTATCTTATAACAGGATGTATGAAAATAGATGGTGATAAGTTCACACCATTTCCATTACATACAGATCAGAGAGATTGTTTCTTGACATCTGATAATATTATGACTATAGTAGATCCATCAAAAGATACAATCACTAATTACAAAAAAGCATTGTGAGCAAAATATACTCTAACGTAACTCTACTGGGCGACTCTATCCTCTGTAGAGGATATGAAAATGGTGAACCAGTATCGTTCAAAGAGATTATTAAACCAGTATTATTTGTTCCCTCTGCTAAAGGTAAATGGAGAACTTTAAAAGGTGAACCAATGACACCTGTTGTACAGGATGGTGCTAGACGTGCTAGAGAATTTATTGATAAGTACAAAGATGTTCAAAACTTTGAGGTTCACGGTTATGAACGTTTTGTTTATCAATGGATCTCTGACAAATATCCAGGTCAATTAAGATTCAATATGGATCATATGAAGATCTATACTATTGATATTGAGGTTGCCTGTGAAAATGGATTCCCTGATGTACAAGCATCACAGGAAGAGATGCTTTGTATAACAATCAAAGATCTTGCAACTGGTAAGTTTATTACTTGGGGAACTCGTGAAGCAAATGTAGAGTCAGAGTATCGTGTGTTCTGGACAGAACAAGAAATGCTTGCTGACTTTCATAAGTGGTGGTGTGAAAATACACCTGATATTATTACTGGTTGGAATTGCAACTTGTATGATATACCTTACATCTGTCGTCGTTTAGAACGTGTCCTAGGAGATAAATGGCAGAAGTCATTGTCACCTTGGAATAAAGTTAATATGAGAGAAGTCTACATCCAAGGACGTAGAAATCTTGCTTACGATATACTAGGTGTTAGTATCTTAGACTATCTTGATCTCTATAGAAAGTTTACATATACTAATCAAGAGTCTTATCGTCTAGAACATATTGCTACAGTAGAACTTGGTGAAGGTAAACTAGATCATAGTGAGTATGAAAACTTTAAAGATTTTTATACAGAGCATTGGCAAAAGTTTGTAGAGTACAACATCAAAGACGTTGATCTAGTTGACAGACTAGAGAAGAAGATGAAACTTCTTGAACTAGCAGTAACTATGGCATATGATGCTAAAGTAAACTTTGAAGATGTGTACTCTCAAGTTCGCACTTGGGATACTCTTATATACAATTATCTTAAGGAGAAGAATATCTGTGTTCCACCTCGTCAAGAAAGTGAAAAGAATGACAAATACGCAGGTGCGTATGTTAAGGAACCTATACCTGGGTTATATGATTGGGTGGTTAGTTTCGACCTTAACTCTCTGTACCCTCATCTCATTATGGAATATAACATTTCACCAGAGACTTTGGTTCCCACTAGATACCCAAGTATCTCAGTGGACAAAATCTTAGATGGTGAAATTAGTATTGATAGTGAGTATTGTGTTGCTGCTAATGGTGCACAATATAGAAAAGACATCCAAGGGTTCTTACCTCAGATGATGCAAAAGATCTACGATGAACGTAAGATCTACAAAAAGAAAATGCTTATTGCTAAGTCTGAATATGAAAAGACAGGTAATAAAGCATTACAAGCAGACATATCTGCTTTCAATAATATTCAGATGGCACGTAAGATTCAACTTAACAGTGCTTATGGTGCTATCGGAAATCAATACTTCCGATACTTTAATATTGCTAATGCCGAAGCAATTACATTGTCTGGACAGTTATCTATCCGTTGGATAGAAAACAAAATGAACTCTTACATAAACAAAATTTTAAAAACAAAGGAGGTTGATTATGTTATTGCTTCTGATACCGATTCCATTTATCTTAATCTGGGTTCTCTGGTTGAAACTGTATTCAAGGGCAGAGAGAAAAGCGATAAAAGCGTTCTCAGGTTCCTTGAAAAGGTGTGTGATGTGGAATTTGAAAAGTATATTCAGAATTCTTATGAAGCGTTGGCAACCACTGTAAACGCATATGATCAAAAGATGTTTATGAAGCGAGAGAACATCGCTAACAAAGGCATCTGGACTGCTAAGAAAAGATACATCCTCAATGTATGGAATAGTGAGGGTGTTCAATACTCTGAACCTAAACTAAAGATGATGGGTATTGAAGCAGTTAAATCATCTACACCTGCTGCTTGTAGGACAGCAATTAAAGATGCACTGAAAGTTATTATGAATGGTACAGAATCTGATGTACAAGAATTTGTAGGAGATTTCAGAAAGAAATTTGAAAGTATGCCACCAGAAGATATTGCATTCCCTCGTGGATGTAATGGGGTTGGCAAATTCTCAAATCCTGCTACAATTTATAGTAAGGGAACTCCCATACACGTGCGTGGTGCGTTACTATATAATTTCCACGCTAAGAAAACAAAGATAACTCACAAGTATCCTCTCATACAAGAGGGAGAGAAAGTAAAGTTTCTTTATCTTAGACGACCCAATAAAATAAACGAGAATGTAATCTCATTTTTCCAAACATTACCTAAAGAGTTTGGACTTGACAAATACATAGATTTTGATCTACAATTCCAGAAGAGTTTTCTTGATCCTTTACAGGTTATTATGGACACTATCAACTGGAAGGCAGAAAAAATCGCTACTTTAGAAGACCTTTTTGTATGACATCAGCATTTTTTAAAGACATTATCAGCGACATCGGAAACGAGTATGCAGGTGTAGTGTCAGATGGAGTATCAGCAGGAGACGTTGCGTCTTTTGTAGATACAGGTAGTTACATCTTTAATGCCCTAGTAAGTGGTAGTATTAAGGGTGGAATTCCTTCCAATAAAATCACCGCTATTGCAGGTGAGAGTAGTACAGGTAAAACTTTCTTTACCCTTAGTATGGTAAAAAGTTTTCTTGAAAGTAATCCAGACGCAGGTTGCATTTATTTTGAATCTGAGTCTGCATTATCTAAGGATATGATCGAGACTAGGAATATCCCTTCAGATCGTATGGTTTTAGTTCCTGTTACTACAGTTCAAGAATTTAGAACACAATCACTAAGGATTGTTGACAAGTATCTTGAGCAACCAGAGGCAGAACGCAAACCATTAATGTTCGTTCTTGATTCTCTTGGTATGTTATCTACATCGAAAGAAGTAGAAGACTCATCAGCAGGTAAAGACACACGAGATATGACTCGTGCACAGGTTGTCAAAGCAATCTTCCGTGTTCTTACTTTGAAGTTGGGTAAAGCGAACATACCTATGATTGTCACAAACCATACATATGATGTAGTGGGTGCATATGTACCTACAAAAGAAATGGGCGGTGGTTCTGGTCTTAAGTATGCAGCATCGACTATCATCTATCTTGCTAAGTCTAAAGAAAAAGATGGTAAAGAGGTGATCGGAAACATCATTAGATGTGAGACAAAAAAATCTAGGTTTACAAAAGAGAATGCTAAAATTACTACTCGTCTTTTCTATGACGAACGTGGACTCGACAGGTATTATGGATTACTGGAGTTGGGTGAGAAGTATGGAGTCTTCCAACGGAGGGGGAATAGGGTTGTTGTTGGTGAATCTTCCGTTTTTCCTTCTGCTATTCTTGCCAATCCTGACAAGTATTTCACGACCGAAATAATGGAAGCATTGGATGAGGCAGCACAAAAAGAATTTGCGTACGGTTAGTGGAACTAAGAGATTACATACAAATTTACGACTACACATTACCTGATAGTGTTTGTAAAAACATTATTAGATTGTTCGGTAGTCAGGTTCACGAAGAGGTAGATCAAAATGGTTTACCAACATTTCATCAATTCAATATTACTCAATCAATAGATGACAATGAGCACAATCTCAATGTCTCTCCTTGGTCTGAGTGGGGATTGATACAAAATGCTTTGATTGAATCGTCACATCACTATGTCCAAAAATATATGGAGGACGTAGATTGCAGAGCATATTTTCCTATGAAATCTGCACTAGAACAATTCAGAGTTAAGAGATACAGAGCAGGATCGGATGATCGTTTTGATAAACACGTTGATGTTGGAGATCACGCATCTGCTCGTAGATTCTTATCAATGTTCTGGTATCTAAATGATGTTAGTGAAGGTGGTGAAACTGTTTTTGAAAACGGTCCCACCATAAAACCAAAAGCAGGTAGACTAATTATGTTTCCCCCACTTTGGTTATTCCCTCACGAGGGCAAACGTACTATATCTGATGACAAATTCATCGTGAGTTCTTACACACATTATGTCTAATCTTGAAACTCTAATTTTATCATCAATATTCTTCAATGAGAAATTTACTCGTACAGTATTACCTCATATAAAAGGAGAATATTTTGAGGATAACAACAACAAAATAATTTTTGAAGAAACCTCAAAGTATTTTACACAGTATGATGGCATCCCAACAAAGGAAGCATTACATATTGAACTCGAAACTCGTAAAGACCTTACTGGTGATCAATCTAAAATTATAGAAGATACTGTAAGTTTCTTTAAAGAAGAACCACACGATCTTAAATGGTTAGTAGATACTACTGAGAAATGGTGTCGTGATCGTGCAATATATAATGCTTTACTAGAGTCAATACAAATTGCAGACGGTGAAAAGAAAGCAAGTAGAGATGCTATACCATCACTACTAACAGATGCACTTGCTGTAAGTTTTGATAACTCTGTTGGACACGATTATATTGATGATGCTGATGATAGATTTGATTTCTATCATAGAAAAGAGGAGAAGATTCCCTTTGATATTTCTATGTTGAATAAAATTACAAAGGGTGGTCTAGGTAAGAAGACACTGAATATTGCACTGGCAGGAACTGGTGTTGGTAAGTCATTGTTTATGTGCCACACTGCTGCATCACATTTAATGCAAGGATATAATGTCCTTTATATTACTTGTGAAATGGCAGAAGAAAAGATTGCTGAACGTATTGACGCAAACTTATTGAATATAAACGTACAACAATTAGAAACATTACCTAAAGTTATGTACGATAATAAGATGACAAAGGTTGCAGAAAAAACTCAAGGTCGTCTTATTGTAAAAGAATACCCAACAGCAGCAGCACACGTAGGTCATTTTAAATCTTTACTACAAGAGTTAGCAATTAAAAAGTCTTTTACTCCTGACGTAGTGTTTGTAGATTACTTAAACATCTGTGCATCTGCTAGATATAAGGGGGCAATAGTTAATTCTTACACCTATGTTAAAGCAATCGCTGAAGAACTCCGTGGTCTTGCTGCTGAGTGCAACCTTCCTATCATTAGTGCTACTCAAACTACTAGATCAGGTTACGGGAACTCAGATGTGGAACTTACAGACACTTCTGAATCTTTTGGTCTCCCTGCAACTGCTGACTTTATGTTTGCTCTTATTTCTAGTGAAGACTTGGAAGCAAACGGTCAAATAATGATCAAGCAGTTAAAGAATAGATACAATGATCCAACAATGAACAAAAGATTTGTTGTGGGTATTGACAGGGGGAAGATGAGACTGTATGATTGTGATCAACAGGAAAATATTATAGATCCTGGTCACAACGGTGAGGATACACCTAAAATTCAACCAACATTATTTCAAGATTTTAAAGTATGACTTCTACACCAGACCCAATGCCTCAAGATTTTAAGGGGTTCGCATCACCTGCTGCTAAGAAAATGAAGGATCGTCCAAAGCAAGAGAAGTTTGATATTGATCTTGATAAGTACACAGAATTCGTTGATTTGGTAACATCTGATGCAAGTAAGAGTTATGATTCTCTCATAGAAAGGTACGAGGAACTACATAAAGAAGGGTGTAAAATAGAAAGACTCGATACCGCAGCATCAGGAATGCTTGCTGAAGCGGGAGAGTTTATGGAACTCGTCAAAAAAATCAAATTTCAAGGTAAACCTTGGAACGATGATGTTAAAGACCACCTTGTTACAGAACTCGGAGACGTGATGTGGTATGCTGCACAAGCAGCGATGGCATTGGATGAACGTCTTGCAGAGGTAATCTTCCGTAATACAGTGAAACTTGCATCTCGCTATCCAGAGGGAGAGTTTTCTATAGAACGTTCAGAAAAGCGTAAGGAAGGTGACAGATAAATTACCACAGGAAAAAGAAGTGACTAATTTTCCATTCTCAGATATAAAACCTCTAATAAAACTTCCGTTTGTCGGGAGTTTTTATACTAAGCAAGAGGTTGAACTTTTACTACAAAGAACTTTAGACGAAGCAAAACGTATTGATGAAGAGTCAATGCGTAAGCACAATAGAGATGCTACTGTCATAAGTATGATACTAGGATTTACTTGTCTAGCATTATTTCTAGATGGCACACTTCGTTTACTAGGTATTGTACCACCATTTTTAGGAATAGACATTGACATTATAGATAAAATAGTAGAGAAAGTTAATGAACTAAGATGACAGTTTATGTTGGTAGTGGACAACCCGTATTCGAGTTTATACTACCAGATGAATGTATTGAAGAAGCAAACATTGTTATTGATGATTGGTTGAAGTTAGATAAACCATCACCAGAAGCATCTAATGTTGTAGCACGTCAAACTGATTGGGATATGAAGATGCCTAAGTGCGAATCGTATGTCACTTTATGTTGTAAAATGATTGCTAATCTAATATATAACGCAGGTGGTAGAGTTTATGGTGGATTGAATGATGGAACTACAGATGTAGAATATTATGCTAAAGATATATGGGGTGCAGACTATCAGCAGGGAGACTATGTGAAACCACACTGTCATTTTCCTGCTGATTTTGCTGCTGTTGGATATTTAAAAATAGATGATGGTGCATCACCTGTAATGTTTGACGGACGTAATCCATACTATGTGTCAGCAAGACAACTATTAATATTTGATGCAAAGATGCAACACGAAGTACCACCTACATCAGCAGGAAGACGTTGTTTTGCTATGAATCTATATAAAAAAGCAGGTACCTTCTAAATAGTAAAAAAGGTCGATGGCAAGGGAACAAGATCAAGGAACTCAGTTTGAATGGTGCGTATTACATACTGCATATAGTCGTCTTACTAATCCAGAAGTTTTATCTAGTAAACAACTAAAAACTAAAGAAAAAGCATTAGCAACTTGGAATAAAACAAACAGCACAGTACAAAAAGACTCTGTAAAAGTAGTAGATAAACTTGCAAAGACCTTATCCACTAATGAAAGTTTAAAATTTTATGCCTCATTTGAAAAGATGGAATCGGGAAGTAAATCTGATATAGTTTTTTATAAAGGTGGTAAGTTATATCAATGCTCTATGAAATATGGAAATTCTTTTCAACTTAGTAGTTCAATGATAGAGACTAATGTAACTGCACTCACTGAAATATATAAAAAAATTGCTAGAGGTAAGGGTTCAAGCACAGATGGTAATACTTTGGCAAATATTCAAAAGGTAATTAATGATGTGGAAGCATTTTTTCCAAATAAATATATGACAAAGGAAGACGTTGATTCATTAATCAAACACAATCCAAATGCAGCAGCACTAGAAGAAAGGTTGATAGAAATTATAGGAACTAAAGGTAAGGATGGTGTCGGATCAGTCTATGATGAATTTAGATGTGCTTTTGTAGAAGAATCAATCACAGGAAAGATGACATTAAAAGGAAAACCTCTTCAAATAGCGACACATATACTAACAGAAAAAGGTGTGAGACCAATTACTAAGAAATTAGTACAAGAGTTTTGTGCAATAGTAAATCCAAGATTTTCTAAAAAGAAACAAGGTACATTTCCAAAGACAAGACAACTGGGAAAGGGTGTTCTAGGTCCTATAGAGAGGATTCCTACCAGTCTACAAGGTGTCACACAATATAATCCAGTAATTAGATTAGATGTTAAACTAGGATAGTATGAAGAACACTCACCTCGAACATTTAGAAGACGATATACTCAACAATGGGTCTAATGGTGGTAGAAATGCTATCAAGATTCTAAGAGAGTTAGGTCTTATGTTAACAGAACCACATTCCAATATACGAATTACTACCAAATGGGATGGTGCACCTGCTATTGTATGTGGACAACATCCTACTACAGGAAAATTTTTTGTTGGAACAAAAGCAGTATTTAATAAAGGAACACCAAAGATTTGTAGAAGTAATACTGATATAGACACATACTATGCAGGTCAACTAGCAGATAAACTTAAGGTTTGTTTAGAATATTTACCTAAGTTAGGTATTAAAGGTGTCGTGCAAGGCGACTTACTTTTTTATAATGATGTGGTCACTAGAAAAGTAAATGGTGAATCTTGTTATGTGTTTACACCTAATACTATTACCTATGCTGTACCTGTAAAGAGTGATATGGGTAAGAAAATTAGAACCTCAAAGATGGGTATCGTATTCCATACAAAGTATAGCGGTGGTGATGGCACAGTTAGAGATATGAAAGCATCTTTTGGTGTGAATACATCTTCTATGAAGAGTAATGACGTAGCAGTATTCTCATCTAATTTTACAGATGCAACAGGTGCTTCTACATTTGATAGACCTACATTATCTAAGTTTATCTCAGCAACAAACCGTGCAGAAGGTTCTTTGAAACAAGCATCACAATTTTTAGATATTCTAGGACAGACAGGTAGTGGTAAATTTTTACTATCAGAAGTGTTTAAATTGTTTTTTAATAGTTACATTAAAAAAGGTGTAAAGTTTTCTAGTACAGCAGATGTATCTAATGCTTTTGAAAAATTTTATATGGGAGCATTGCAAAAAGAAATTGATGCAAAGAAAACAGAAGCGACAAAGAATAAATATAAACAGATACAACTGGATGGTCTAAAGTTTATCAAAACTAATGCACGACCGATATATATGACAGTAGCATCTTATATGAATTTAACAGAATGTAAGATGTATATTGTTCGTCAGTTATCAAAAGTAAATACTATTGGTACTTACATCAAAACTGACAATGGTTATCGTGTTACAGCACCAGAAGGTTTTGTAGCAATTAAATCTGGTTCCGCTATAAAGTTAGTTGACCGACTAGAGTTTAGTAAAACTAACTTTAATATAGAAAAGAACTGGGGTTGATAAATAGTATTATGAAATTTAAGCAATTCCTATCAGAAGCACGTACTGTTGCAGGAGAAGCAGCAGCGAAACGAGGTCTCCAACACGTTGGTCACGGTTACTATGCTGATCGCACAGGTAACATTGTGGCAAAATCAGAAGGTGGTGAAAGATTAGTTACAGTATCTCGTGATGAAGCAGAACAGGCACGAGCAGGTGCTGAAGAAGGTGCTGCTGAACAAGAAGGTAACGATTCAGTAAACGATCTTGGAAACATTGCAATTACTTTTGGGAGGTTCAATCCTCCTACTGTGGGTCACGAAAAACTTTTATCCAAAGTTGCGGAGTCTTCTCAAGGAGGAGAATACAGGATTTATCCATCACGTACTGTTGATGCAAAGAAAAATCCGTTGGAACCTGCGGAGAAGATAAACTATCTTAAAAAGATGTTCCCCGACCACGCAGAGGCAATACAAAATGATCCTGATAAAGGAAACATTTTCAATGTATTATCTTCTATCAATGAAGAGGGTTACAGTTCAGTAACAATGGTTGTTGGTAGTGATAGGGTAGCAGAATTTAATGACCTCCTACAAAAATATAATGGTCAAGCATACAACTTTGAAGAACTCAAGGTAGTATCTGGTGGACAAAGAGATCCTGATGCTGAAGGTGTTGAAGGTATGTCTGCATCTAAGATGCGTGCATTTGCTGCTGAAGGAAACCTAGAAGATTTTGCTAAAGGTATTCCAGGAAAAGATGAATCAGTAGCAAAACAACTAATGAGTGCAGTACGTAAAGGTATGGGCATTCAAGAAAAAGAGGACGTAGAGATTAAAGAACTCTGGCAGATCGCTCCTAAGTTAGATCTAAAGAATCTTAGAGAAGCATACGTTCGCAAAAGTATTTTTGATATGGGAACAGTAGTTGAGCACCTAGACACTGGTGTTCAAGGTAAGATTGTTCATCGTGGAACTAACTATGCAATATTTGAAGACGGTAACGGATGGAGATTCCGTTGTTGGTTAACCTCACTAAATGAGGTAAGAGAAAAACATCATTCTGCTGATGATGGGTCAGGAAACGACTGGAAAATAGGAACCGATACCTATAGACAAGCAGTACAGGCAATGACTCCTGGGCAAAGCGTAAAGAAATTTAGCGACTTCCGAAAGTCTAAATAATATCATAGGATAATTAATCAAATGGACCTTAAAACAGCGACAAAACTATTGAAGTATAGTCCTTCAGACGTACAACGTGTCAGATATGTCGTAGAGTATGCTAATCATAACACCGATAACCCTAGTGAGTATATCGATGTGCATACACACAGCACTGCACAAAAAGAAATAGCACAGATTTTTGTAGAGACAGCAAACGCAGCGACACTTAATATGAAACCAAGTGATGCTTCTCCAAAGATTGATACTGTTAAGGAAAAGGAGACTACTGTAGATCCACAGTGCGAGAATCAGAGAACTATAAAAGCAAAACCATCAGAAGCATCTGCTAAGACAGAAGAAGTAGAGCACGTAGAAGAGGGCAAAAAACCAGGATTGTGGGATAACGTTCACGATAAAGATAAAAGAATTAAGGCAGGTTCTGGTGAGAAGAAAGCAAAACCTGGTGATGAAGACTATCCTAAGACATTAAATGTAGAAGAGGTTGAGAATCTTGATGAGTTGAGTAACAAAACTCTAGGTGGTTACGTTGCTAAAGCATCAAAAGAAGTTCAAGGTCATATGAATTTTAAAAATCCTTCTCCTCGGACTAAAAAGATAAAGGATAAACAAATTAAAAAGAGAGTGAGTGGTATGGCAAAAGCGGGTGCTAAGATGGCAGAAGCATACGCTTCTGTATATGAGAAGTATGACAATAGATACTCTGATAACACAGGAGAAGAGTCAGCAAAAAAGAAAGCAGCACTTGAAAAGAAAAGAGGAATGAAGTTAGACAATCATCCTCAGTTTAAGAGAGAAGAGGTGGAGCATATTGAAGAGAAGGATACATCAGTAATGAAAAAGTATCTTGATGATAAAGCAAAGAAGTTAACAAAACAAAGAAACGCACAACCTGATCGTTATAAAAATAATCCTGCTTTTGATAGTACTTCACCTAATCCAAAGTACGAGGGAGTATTGTATAGAGTAAAAGAAGCAGTTGATAATTATAATGAAGAACTCAAGATGACTAAGAAGGAATATGCTAAGATTCATAAAGACTTCAAGTCAGATGATCCTAAGAATCCTAGAACTACAAAGTACGTTCCAGGAAAAGGAACTGTATCAATGCCTGTTAAGTTTGTAGAGCATCATCAAAAGGATAAAGATGGTAAGGTAATCGAACACGAAGATACCACACCAGTATCTGTAGAGGAAGGTCTAAAGCAAGCACGTAAAAACGTGAAAGCATCTAAGTGTTGGGATGGAAAGAAGATTGGCAGTCCTCCAACTAAAATGAAAGGTGGAAAAGAAGTTCCTAACTGTGTTCCAGAAGAAATAATTAAGTCAACTAAATTTGTTATTTCTGAAACTCCAAAGGGAGATATGGGAAAAGACAGAGCGACTAAAGTAAAAGATAGATCAGCACGTAGTTATGGTGGATCAGATACTTACGGTGACAAGTATCACCGTCCTATTCGTCGCGAACTTCACCAAGCGAAGAGAGGTGTCAAGAAGGATAAAGGTCACGTCAATAGACCAAACAAACCAATAAGTAAGTTTGATGATGATAGACAAGGTGGATCTCATTGGCACAATATGGGTCAAGGTTTAGGGGGTACAAAGAAACACGGTAAGTCTGACTACGATGAACCTTCAAGAAAGAAGGTCAAAAAAGAAAACTATTCTTGGAGAGAAAGAATGAATTTTGAAGAAGGGATGGCAAGTCCTGAGAAAGGTACTGGTAAGTATTATGTTCAAGGCAAACCTACTGCTATGCAGTTAAAGAAAAGAGAAGAGATTGAGAAAGTGAAAAAGTATGGTAGTGTGGAAGCATACAATAAAAAAATGAATAAATAAAATGGAACTCTCTGAAAAGAAATCTAAGATTTTAGTAAACCCAAAGAAATCTGATCTAATGAAAGAATCTATTCGCGAAATGCTTCGTCTTGAAGTACAAAACCTACAAGAGAAAGCAAAGAAAACACTTGATCCTGTAGGAAAAGAGGACAAGGACATCGACAACGACGGTGATCACGACAAAGATGATAAGTATCTTCTTAACAGAAGAAAGACTATATCAAAAGCAATGGGTAAGAAGACTCATATCTGTGCAAAGATGGCAGAGCACGCTGATTATGGTCTTGTAACTACAATCCCAGAGCATCACACTCTAGTTGAGATGGAAGAACCAGATGATCAGGGTAACACTCACTACGTATCACACTATGACATCGTAGACAAGGGTGGAAGAATCTATGAGAACGTAGCAGTAGAAGATTTAGAAGTATTAGTATCCGAAGCACACAATCATTGATGTATATATAGGGTAGGTACCTTATTCTTTATTAAAATGATTGGTTCAGTTTCAAGTTTTCTCTTACCCTTTGCGAAGAGTATTATAGAGAAAGCAATCGCTAAAATCCCTGATGATGCAGAACTTGGTGATAAACTCATCGACATCTGTTTAGTCATCATCGGTAAAGCAGTCAAAATGACTAAAACACAAGCAGATGATAAGTTGTTTGAGCAAGTCTCAGCAGCAATCAAAGCAAGATAAACGAAGGAGGGCACACCCCTCCTTTTTATTATAAATAAATAATAGGAAACACAATGTTCTTGGAGAATAACTAATGGCGATCTATGGTAAGATTGACGCTGCTGCATTTACACAGAACATTAGCGTCACTAATGGCGACGCTACTGTAACGAAAAATGCTGCTGATAGCGTAGTCCCAGGTGACGTACTAGAAATTTCTAGCGTTGCATATATTGTTAAACAGGTAACTAGCACTACTGCTATAGAGTTACATAAAGCATATGCAGGATCAACTGCAACAGTTACTGCATCAAGCGTAATTAAAAGAACCCCACCAAAAGCGGTTGCAGAATTTGTAATCAAAGGTGGAGATAGTATCACTGACTATCAATTAGTATTTGTAGATACAACAGAAGATGGAATTGCATCTAACAAATCTCGTGGTATAGACGGACCAGGATGGTGGTTGTATAGAACATACAATACAGCACAAGGAACCACACGTCATAAAGCAGAGAAACTTGCTGCACTAAGAGTAGCAGCAGGAACATCAGGTGATATGGCAGACGAGACAGTAGTAGCAGACGTACTTGAGACTATTACTATCGGTACACAACCTTCTAACCAGACCTCATCTAGTGGTGCTGCAACATTCACAGTTGCTGCAACTGTTGATCAGTCAGGTACAATCACATATCAGTGGCAGAAGAGAACTGCTAGTGGTACTAGATTTGCTGACGTAAGTGGTGCTACAAGTGCATCTCTTGTATTGTCTGGACAACTTGCTGCTAATGATGGTGACTCATACAGAGTTAAAGTTAACAGTAGCAAAGGTGCTAAAGAGGTAGTAAGTTCTATCGCAACTCTATCATTTGGTAGTTAATTAAATTATAATTCGTTATGAATTTTTCAGTGTTAACGAACGACAACTATATGTTGTTCGCTATGAAGCATTATGACAATCCCCAGTCTGTAACTTACGATGATTTCCAAGAAGATATGATGAGGTTTAAGTATCTCAAACGTCTTTTTGGCAGATATGTTAAGTCTGGGGTATTGCGTAATCATTTGATCTTAAATCATTTGATTGTATTGTTTAATGTGTTTGGTGAAGCAGCAATACCTTTATTGATTTTTAAAATTGAGATGGAGTATTGGTCTATTATGAAATCTTATCTATTATATCTGAATAGATTAGATCCGAATGGTGGCAATGGTATTCTTGATGAGATAATCATTGACGCTGAAGTTACATCACAGTTGAGTAAACTCTAATGCCCGCAGTATCAGTAGCACAACGTAGATTTATGGGGATGGTCAGAGCAGTCCAGAAGGGCGAGATGTCTGCACCATCGAAAGAGATTGCGTCTGCTGCTAAAGGTATGAAAAAGACTGATGTAAAGAAGTTCGCCTCTACTAAAGAGAAAGAACTACCTATGGTGAAAGAATATATGGTTGGGTATGGTGCTGTTGTATCGTCAGCAAGACCTGGATCTACCAGTCATAGTGATGCGAAAGGAAAGTATGTTGCTAAGACAGAGAAGAAAAAGAAAACTGTCAAAGAAGAAGGTGCTCCTACTATGAGCACAGGTTCTACTGCACAAGCAGCGGGATTCTCTGGTGACTCTGATCCTAATGGTCCTACAGCAGGACTAGATGAACCTTTAGGTGGTGTTGGTAGACCAGTTAAAGGTAGAAGGTTTAAATGTAAAACCAAAAAGAATGGAACCATCAAGTGTGGTCCTTCTACTACTAAAGAAAGTTATACTAGAAATGAGGGGAGATACTTTCCTTTCAAAGTAGAGTTCACTGAGTTTGAGGGAGAGACAGATTTTGTATTCTATGGTCGTAGTGTCTCTGATGTGAGACTACGTTTGAGGTCTATATACAGACCAGAAAAGTTTGATAAGATCAAAATCACCCGTCTAACACCTTCTACTGTGTTAAAATATTACTGGGATAAGCGTCAAGGAGCAATGTAGTGTCTGATATTAATTCAGCGATAATAGAAAGACTAGAAAAAGTTGTAGATACCCTTCAAGAGAACTCTGTAAAGATGGGTCAACTGCTTGCGGTTCATAATGAGAAGTTAGATAAGCAAGATAAGATTGATCAAGTTCTATTCGAGAAGGTAGATAGACTACACGCTGATGTGACCAGAGAAACAAACTCTATCAAGAAAGGATGCGAGAGAGATATTAGGATGGTAGATGATAGACTCAGGTTAATGGAAAAGAAGATGTGGAGTATCTTTGGTGCTCTTAGTATTATTTCTTTTCTTGTAAGTCCAGTTGGACAGAAAGTGATACAACCAATGTTGACAACTCAGACAAATACGAGTAATATAGAAGTCATTCCATAAAAATCTTTTGTAATGAGTTATGTTGATGTCAAGTATGCACGTCTTGTAGGCGGTCGTCTTGACAACTTCAAGGAAAAGAAGACAAACCTATACAATTTTAGATGCCCTTATTGCGGAGACTCACAGAAACATAAGTCTAAAGCAAGAGGGTATTTTTTCGTCAAAGGTTCTGACTTTATATTCAAGTGTCACAACTGTGGTGTTGGTAGAACTCTTGGAAATTTCTTGAAAGATCACGCACGAGACTTGTACGATCAGTTTGTTTTAGAAAGATATAAGATGGGATTGACAGGTAAAAGTACAAGGGTTGCTGAACCAAAATTTACGAGTGTTCAAACCAAACCAATCTTTAATACAGGTACTAAGATTCCAAAAATCTCAGACCTAAATAAAGAACACCCTGCAAGATCTTATCTTGAATCTAGAAATATTAATGGAGACAAACTTGATAGAATATTCTATGCAGAGAACTTTAAAGCGTTTGTTAACAAGTACAAACATACCTTTGATGATCTGCAAAAAGATAGTCCAAGGATTATAATACCACTCATAGACCAAAGTGGAAAATGGTTTGGAGTGCAAGGAAGATCACTTCTACCTGACTCAAAACTAAGATACATTACTATTATTTTCGATGAAACAAAACAAAAAGTCTTTGGTCTCGACACAATCGATAGCAGCAAGACAGTCTACATCGTGGAAGGACCGTTTGATTCCCTCTTCTTGGAAAACTGCGTTGCTATGTGCGGGTCCGATCTTGATCCTAGGTCGTTTGGTTGGAGCGATTGTGTTTGGGTTTTTGATAATGAACCACGCAACAAACAAATCACCAACCGAATCTCAAATACAATCTCTAGAGGTGATAAGGTCGTCGTCTGGAACAACTCCATAAAAGAAAAAGATGTCAACGATATGATTCTATCTGGACATAACGTTCAAAGTATAGTAGAATCAAACACCTACTCAGGGTTAACAGCACAAGTTAAATTTCAAAACTGGAAAAAAGTATGAACGTAATTAAAAGGGATGGCACTGCCGAACCTCTCAACCTAGACAAGATACATCAAATGGTTGAGTTTGCCTGTGAAGACATAACAGGTGTATCATCATCACAAGTAGAGATGAATAGTGGTCTACAGTTTTTTGATGGTATTGAATCAGAACAGATTCAAAATATTCTTATTAAATCTGCGAGTGATTTGATTAGTTTAGATTCACCTAACTATCAATTCGTAGCAGCAAGATTGCTATTGTTTAGTGTCCGTAAACAAGTATTTCCTGAGTGGAATCAAACAGGATACCCTAAACTAAAAGATCACGTAGAGACTTGTGCAGAAGTAGGAGTATATGATGGTGGAATCCTAAAGAAATATGACGATCAAGAGTGGGAAGAACTAAATTCTTATATAGATCATCAACGTTGCTATGGATTTACTTATGCAGGGTTGAGACAGATCGTAGATAAGTATCTTGTACAAGATCGCAGCACTGGTAAGGTATATGAGACACCCCAGTATATGTACATAATGGTTGCAGCAACTTTGTTCCAAGATTATCCTAAAGAAACGAGACTCGATTATGTCAAACGCTACTACACAGCAACCTCCAAAGGAAAAATCAACGTCCCAACCCCAGTTCTCGCAGGTGTTAGAACACCTCTTCGGCAGTTTGCGTCTTGCGTTCTGGTTGATGTTGACGACACCTTGGATAGTATTTTTACTTCTGATATGGCCATTGGTCGTTATGTCGCACAGAGGGCAGGTATTGGTATCAACGCAGGTCGCATCCGTGGGATCAACAGTAAAATCAGGGGTGGAGAAGTTCAACACACGGGTGTTGTACCGTTCCTCAAAAAGTTTGAAAGCACTGTCAGATGTTGCACTCAGAATGGCATTAGAGGTGGATCGGCAACTGTCCACTTCCCCATCTGGCACCAAGAAATAGAAGATATTATTGTACTTAAGAACAACAAAGGTACAGAGGACAACCGTGTCAGAAAACTAGACTATAGTATTCAGTTCAGTGAATTATTCTATAGAAGGTTCATAGAGAATGGAGAAATCACACTCTTCTCACCACACGATGTACCAGGATTATATGATGCTTTTGGAACTCCTGAGTTTGACGCACTGTATATTCAGTATGAGATGGATGAATCAGTACCTAAGAAAAAGGTAGGGGCACAAGATCTTATTCTAAACTTCTTAAAGGAAAGAGCAGAGACTGGTCGTTTATATATTATGAATATAGACCATTGCAATAGTCACAGTTCATTTAAAGACAAGGTTAATATGAGTAACCTATGTCAAGAGATAACTTTACCCACTGATCCTGTAGATCATATAGATGAAGACGGTGGTGAGATTGCACTCTGCATTCTATCTGCTATTAACGTAGGTAAACTACGTAATCTCAATGAGATGGAAGAACTATGTGATCTTGCAGTTCGTGGGTTAGAAGAACTAATTGATTACCAACGCTACCCTGTTGCAGCAGCACGACGTAGCACCCTTGCAAGACGCTCCTTGGGCATTGGTTACATCGGTCTAGCACATTACCTAGCAAAGAATGGATTTAAGTATAACGATCAAGGTGCATATGACTTGGTACATCAACTAACTGAGTCATTCCAATACCACCTACTCAAGGCATCAAATGAGATAGCAAAAGAGAAAGGTGCTTGTGATGGTTTCTCCCACACAAAATACTCTGATGGAATCTTACCAATAGATACATATAAGGGTGAGGTAGATCAGATAACAAAAGAGGGATACAATTATGATTGGGAATCTCTTAGGAATTCTATCAAAGAGTTCGGACTCAGGCACAGCACTCTGTCCGCACAAATGCCTTCGGAGAGCAGTTCCGTTGTGTCTAATGCAACAAACGGAATCGAACCTCCTAGAGACTACTTGTCCGTTAAGAAATCAAAGAAAGGACCTCTTAAGCAGATTGTTCCAGGGTTTCCACATCTAAAAAACAAGTACACTTTACTATGGGATATGCCATCGAATGAAGGTTATATCAAAATCACATCTGTTATGCAAAAGTTTTTTGATCAGGCAATCAGTGGTAACTGGAGTTATAATCCAGAGAACTATGATAATGATGAAGTGCCTGTCTCTGTTATGGCACAGGATCTTCTTACCACATACAAGTATGGTTGGAAAACTTCTTACTATCAGAATACATATGATGCTAAGAAAGAAATTGAAGAACCTGCACATCCAATGGGATGGAGGGATGATGTTCCTATGGACGAAACCAACCAAAGATTAAACCAATTAATACAAGAATTAGAACAGGAGGAAGACTGTGACAGTTGCAAAGTTTAAACTTAACAACGACGATCAACAAATGCCAAAGACAAAAATAAAAGGAGTAACGGTATTCAATAAAGAAAAGAATAATACCAATCAATCTCCTATGTTCTTCGGACCACCTCTAGGAGTCCAAAGATATGACGGTGCTAAGTACCCAGTGTTTGATAAACTAACTAATCAACAACTAGGATACTTCTGGAGACCAGAAGAAGTATCATTACAAAAAGATCGAAGTGACTTTGCTACATTAAATGAAACACAGAAACACATCTTCACATCAAATCTCAGGTATCAGATCCTCCTTGACTCCGTACAAGGTCGTGGTCCTGGTCTTGCTTTCATCCCTTACTGTTCAATACCTGAGTTAGAATCTGCTATGATTGCGTGGGAATTTTTTGAGATGATACACTCAAAAAGTTACACACATATTATCAAAAATGTATATCCAGATCCATCAGTTGTCTTTGACACCATCTTAGACGATGAAAAGATACTTGCACGTGCTAAGAGTGTTACAGAAGCATATGATGACTTCATAAACTGTGCACAACAGTATGGATCTAGTAATATGTGGGAACACAACCTTGACGGTGTTCCTCTTGGTCACTATGAACTCGTTGAATTAAAACGTAAACTTTATAGGGCAGTAGTAAATGTCAACATTTTGGAAGGAATTCGCTTCTATGTCTCCTTTGCGTGCTCGTTTGCATTTGGAGAACTTAAACTTATGGAGGGATCAGCAAAAATTATCTCCCTCATCTCAAGAGACGAAGCACAACATCTTGTCCTTACTCAACAAATCCTCGGAAAGTGGGCACAAGGAGACGACCCAGTAATGCTCCAGATAATTAAGGAGGAGAAAGATAGAGTAACTGAGATGTTTGTCAACGCAGTAAACGAAGAGAAAGCGTGGGCAGAATACTTATTTAAAGATGGTAGTATGATAGGATTGAATGCTAAACTGTTAGGTCAGTATGTAGAATGGATTGCTAATCGTAGAATGAAAGCGATAGGTATAGATCCAATCTATGATATACCTTTAAGAAACAATCCTCTACCTTGGACAGAGCACTGGTTAAACTCTAGAGGACAACAGAATGCACCACAAGAAACTGAGATAGAATCATATATCGTAGGTGGTATTAAGCAAGACGTAACCTCTGACACCTTCAAAGGGTTCGAGTTGTAACAGAACGGGTATTAAAACCTTTTAGTTGTATAAATATATGTGAATGGTGACATTTCTCTAAGAATATGTTATCATTATTTACAAACGTTCATCTAAATGATTAGTCTTGCACTATCGGGGTTTCTAATCGCTGAACACAATCCATCTCATTGGGAGATGTCTTGTTCAGAGTGGAACCAGAATAGGGTAGAGATTATGAGCGATCAGAATCTTATACCTGATGCCAAGGAGTATCTTATAGATTACTTCCGAACAAAGGTATCCGACGATAGATGTGATGTCTTTATCATTGGACGCAAGTAAGTCGCGGAACGGTACGTTCATCCTATGATACATATGCTTGGACTATTATTAGCATCTACTCAGGTAGTTACTGTCTCCTGTGGAGATATTAACGAACTTGTAAATCGTGCTAAGGTCTACCCAGACATTAGTGAAAAAGATAGACAAGAAATTGTTGATCTTTACTATGAGTTTGGTGAAACACAAGGACTGTATTGTAAGGACGCAAACGACTGAAGGAACGGATCTTAAAAACATCCAACTACTTTAGGAGTAAACAAATGGCACAAGTAACTTATCGTGGTATCCCTTATGATACCGACGCTCGTGTACAGAGTCAGAAGACTCAACAACCACAACAGAAAAATCTCGTTTATAGAGGTTTAAAAGTAAAGGAGGCATAATAATGATGATTGTAACACAGTTGTCCCTCCTCATCGCAGTTGCCCTTTCAATATTTTATTTTGAAGTCCTTCTACTGCACAAGTTAGAGGGGTAAGATCTATGTTAAGAATCCATTTTAGTTGGGGTCTTGACTATGATTTACCAGAGTATGATCCTGAGATCCACGATCCGAAAGAGGTATTCGCTATGCTATGCTATAGAGGAGTGCACTACGCTAAATGGGTTCAATTAGATAAATTCAATATTAATAACTGGTTTCTGCATAACCCTAGACAAACAGAAAATTAATGTTATAATATAGAGATCCGCAAGGGTCTCTTTTTTTTACTCGAACTAAATAATGACAAAAAGGAAACGTCCAATGAAAATCTTTCTAGACTGTTCTGATCCAGAATTACTTAAACCTGCAATAGATACAGGTTTAGTTGATGGAGTAACGACGAACCCAACCTTAATGAAGAAACAAGGTATGGAACCAGTAGATGTTATCTACAAAATCTCAGAATTATTTTCGTGGAGTTCTTCTGTAAGTGCAGAGGTTGTAGGTGAGACCGCAGATCAAATGTTAGAGATGGCGGTAGACTACTATCAGATAGCACCTAATGTAACAATTAAATTACCCTGTACTGTAGAAGGATTGAAAGCGTGTAGTGATCTTACAGAAGATGGTATCAAGACTAATATAACTCTCATATTCTCAGCAGCACAAGCAATACTCGCAGCAAAAGCAGGTGCAACATACGTATCACCTTTTGTAGGACGTGTATATGACCAATCATTTGATGGTATAGGTCTTATAAAAGATATATCTTCACTGTATATGATGCACGATATAGAGACTCAGGTACTATCTGCATCAATAAGAGATGTTAAACAGGTCACAGACTCATATAAAGCAGGTGCAGACGTAGTTACAATGCCCCTACCAATATTTTACAAGATGTATAAGCACGTCTTGACAGACACAGGACTATCACAGTTCAATAAAGATTGGGAACAGTTACAATCAGACTTAAACAATGGATAAAGACAAACTTAAAATGTTGATTGGTGAATTAAAGTACCTAGTCACAGAACTTGAATCAGAAGTCTACTCAGACATTGCTACATATACTGAGGGACCTGATCATTTACCACAGTATGAGCAAGAAGGAGTCGAGCACGAATGAACACTATGATAACCCGTGGATCTTTGATAGCAATATCTTTAACAGCATTGACATTGGGAGTAGTTACGGGTTCGTCTATATCATCACGAACGAATGCACTGGACAAAAGTATATCGGACGCAAATACTTTGTTCAAAAACGAAAACCTAGAGGTGGAGGTAGGAGACGTACGAGTGAAAGCAACTGGAAGAGTTACTATGGAAGTTGTCCAGATCTTAAGCGAGATATTAAGCGGTACGGAAAGCAAAATTTTTCCAGACGAATCCTCTCCTTACACCCCACCATTGGAAAGACGAACTATGAAGAGACACGACAACTTTTTATCAACAATGTACTAACAGAAAAATTAGAAGACGGTGAACCTGCTTACTATAATAGCAACATACTTGGTCGTTACTATAAGAAAGACTATTATGACTAACATAGGTTCCTCAAGATCTCCTTGAGGATTGTACACAGTTTATAGGAAATGTCCTATGCCTATCACAAAGTCAGACCTGTCAATTCTAAGGTCAGCAGTAAACGGAGACGTTTCATTAGACACTGATAACCCGTCACTGTTTAATAGAATCTTCAAATTGTATGAGAAACGTGGAGTAGAGTTCTATGGTGATCCAGAGGATGACTACGAAATACTCATAGACCATATTGCATCAGACATTGGGTACGCTTTTTAATCTGTCACAATGACCCCTCCACAGGGGTCTTTTTATTGTGTATAATAAGTACACTAACATTATTATTATGCAACTAATTCACGAAAGATTTCCATATAAGTATGTTACTTGTGGTGATCTAGAAATCAATGGCAAACCAGATTGTCGTATTCTAAAGTTTGATGAGTACACAGAGAGATACAAAACAATGTACTACTGTGACAATATGGATCAGATGATGACCGCTATAGAGGACTTTGACTACACCAAATGGTTAGACCCATCAGGACCTCCTTGTTACGTGCGTGACAGTTCTGATACAGATGCTACACTAATCTCTTAATAAAAGTTTACATATCAGCATATTGAGTAAGGATTTGTACTCATTTTCCTAAAAGACTTGACACAAATCTTTACAATGCTATATAATATATGTAACGTTTCTTTACAAACACAATGACAGTTATTACTGAATCAGGTGGAAGACAAAATGCCTTCCCAAACGAAACCCGTCCTTACATAGACGAGTCTGTTTCTTACGAAGGTTATCCTCAGAATGCTGAGAAAGTTAACGGTCGTTGGGCGATGATCGGATTCGTAGCATTGTTAGGTGCATACGCAACTACAGGGCAAATCATTCCAGGTATCTTCTAATGAACTATTGGAAGAACGCAGAGAAAACAAACGGTAGATTAGCAATGATGGGTTTCGCTATCGCTGTAATAAACTACGGTTTTACTGGATGGATAATTCCAGGATTCTATTAATGAAATTTCAATCACAATTCACAATCAACAAAGAGGAAAAACTAATGACTCCAGAAGCAGAAAGATTTAACGGTTGGGCAGCAATGCTTGGTTTCGTAGCAGCAGTTGGTGCTTACACATTCACAGGTCAAATCATTCCAGGTATATTCTAAATGAAAAGACACCCTGTGCCATTTAAAGTTGTGCCATACATTTTCTTTGTGGCACTAGGTATGAGTACATTTACAACTACAGCATTCGTATAAAATGAACAACAAAGACATTTTTGAAAGAGCAGTAGGAAGACCCGCAATGTTGGGTTTCATTCTCCTATGTGGCACTTATCTAACAACAGGACAACTAATTCCAGGTATAGTTTAATGAACAAAGAAATTGAAAAACAAAAAGTAGTTGCCGAGAAACTTAATGGCAGATTCGCTATGCTCGGTATCATTGCAGCACTAGGTGCTTACTTTACAACAGGTCAAATCATCCCAGGTTTTGTTTAATGGGATTAGAGGCAGACTATAACACTTGGTTTCATACCATACTGTTTCCTTTTATGCCAGTAATCACGGTATTCTTGTGCAGTTGGTTGATGCTAGGTGACTTGCCTTTCGACGACGACGATGATGATGATGACGGTGGAGGAGGAGTAATGACTCCTGTTTACAACTACGCACCATCAGGAGCATAAATGAAGTATCAATTAATTTTTGCTGTTGTACTAGCAGCATTCGCTATCAAAGGCGATATAATAACAAGTTTATTTTACGCATAATATATAAGGGTAGCACTAACGCTACCCTTTTCTTATGAAATATAGACTTGAGTATCAAACAGGAGATTCAGATAAGTGGATTAAGATGAATAACTATCGTAATTTATCTGATGCAAAATCTGAATTTTATCTATTTCTCTGTAGACAATCTCAAAATATGGTCTACAATAAAACTAAAATAAGAAGAGTACACGATGACTGACCTTTCACTAAGAACAAAATCCTATCTACAACTCAAGAAATACTTCAAGGTTTGTGACAACCAGAAAGTCTATGAGTTCTGTGACTATTGGATCACAAGTGGAAATACTGACACAGATGGACTAGACGAAGCATTTCGTGTAAGATATAACATAGATAAACTCGGAGACTAAATTAATGAAAGTGTCATACTTATTGATACTTCTTACAATATCTGCTATGGTATTGTATCTCCCACAAGTTGCTTATGTACGCTAATGACTTTTCTATCTTGTCCACCAGTATATACTCTTCCTGGAACTTGGACTAAATGTGACCACGCATTGATACCACACTTTGAATTTAATGTGGGACCTTCACTCGCAGTTTTCCTAGGATTAATTACAATAGGGATACTGATATACAGTAAACAATCAATTAAAAAATGAGAAACCAGATGATTTCAGCACTCCTTGCTCACGCACAAGGAGATATTCAAAAACATAAGATGAATGTAGAGATTTATTTAACCAATCCTACTGGCATTGGTGAGCATTCAGATATTATGGAAGCAATCGAGCAAGAATTAAATATGATTGCTAAGTATGAAGATCAAGTATCTGTCATCAAAAAACATTTTCTTATAAAGGATTGACAAAGTTAGGAAAAGCATATATAATAATTAGGTTGTGAAGTTTTGTAACTTCCTCGACCATTTTTTTACGAAGGACCCGAAAGTATCGTAACCCTGAGTACAAACTGCTCTCAAACCGAGACCTATAGGCAGTATAAAACTTCGTCTCTCATATCCACCAGTGAAGGGATTGGTGGAAATAAGTATCGCACTACCCTTTGTGCCCTACTTAAACGTTCTATTAAATGACAACTTCAAACATTACACGCAGAGAAAGTGGTCTCCTACAGGGTTGGCCAGAGTTCTGCGAGTGGGTAACATCAACTAACAACAGAATATATGTTGGTTGGTTCGGAGTCTTAATGATTCCTGCATTACTTACTGCTGCTGCGTGCTTCATCGTAGCATTCATCGCTGCTCCACCTGTGGACATCGACGGAATCAGAGAACCAGTTGCGGGTTCTTTTATGTATGGTAACAACATCATCTCTGGTGCTGTAGTTCCATCTTCAAACGCAATCGGTCTACACTTCTACCCTATATGGGAAGCAGCAACAGTAGACGAATGGTTATATAATGGTGGTCCATACCAGTTGGTAATCTTCCACTTCCTTATCGGAATCTCTGCTTATATGGGTAGACAGTGGGAACTATCATACAGATTAGGTATGAGACCTTGGATATGTGTAGCATATTCAGCACCTGTGTCAGCAGCATTCGCTGTGTTCCTTGTGTATCCTTTCGGACAGGGTTCTTTCTCTGACGGAATGCCACTAGGTATCTCAGGTACGTTCAACTTTATGTTTGTGTTCCAAGCAGAGCACAACATACTAATGCACCCCTTCCATATGGCAGGTGTAGCAGGTATGTTCGGTGGTAGTCTCTTCAGTGCAATGCACGGTTCTCTAGTTACATCTTCTCTAATCAGAGAGACAACAGAAAACGAGAGTCAAAACTAC